ACGTGGAGGTCATCGAGGATGAGGGTGACGAGGGAGGTGAGCCCCTTGCCCTTCCGTCTTGATGAGTTCCGGGCGAAAATCCAGTTCATCACCTCTGCTGAGATGCCCCACCTGATCTACAAGGCGTGCCTCGCCACCGACACAGCCTCGAACACCCGCTATGTGCAGGAGGCGGTGTGCGAGAAACTAGCCCGAGACCTCGACGTGCCGCTGCAAGACCTCCTCGACCGGCTCCCACCGTGTCGTACGACGGCAGCCGTGCTGTGGGGTGGTGACCGGAGGCCGAAGAAGCGTCCGCTCAGCGACTACGAGGAAGTGGGGTGACCAGGGTGACTAAGTTGGGTAACCTAGATACGTGCCCAAGGTGCGCTGGACGACCCGCTGTGCCGGTGGTTGTGGCAAGACGCTCACCATCGGCACCTACGCGACCCGTCTACACGGTGGAATGTGGTGCAACACGTGTCTGAGCAGCCACCGGGCGACCTGCCGGGTATTGAAGCCTTCCGAAACTGGAAGCCAGAGGCCCAGCAGCGCGCTCTCGAACTCCTGAAAGAGCGCGAGTCGTCCAAGTGGCGGCCGTTCTACTGCCAGAACGCCCTCTGCAACGGCAAGCCGCACGAGGACTGGGAGTGGAACCACGCCCGAGCCGACCAGCGACCCCCCAAGTGGTCGGCCGACTGGCTCGTCTGGCTCCTGAGCGGTGGTCGAGGCTCCGGAAAGACCCGAACCGGGGGTGAAGTCACCCACCGAGTCACGAAGTTCACCCCTCGACTCATCCTGATCGCCCCGACCGGGCCTGACCTCCGCGAAACCATGGTCGAGGGCGAGTCTGGACTGCTTGCGACCTCTCCACCGGACAACCGACCCATCTGGGAGCCCTCCAAGAAGAAGTTGACCTGGCCGAACGGGTGCATCGGGCAAGGATTCTCGGCCGAGGAGCCCGACCGGCTCCGTGGACCCCAGTCCGGCTTCGTCTGGGCCGACGAACCGGCCCACTACCCCGACCCGGACGAGGTCTGGGACAACATGCTGTTCGGTCTGCGCCTCGGAAGGCGTCCGAAGGTCGTCGCCACCACTACGCCGAAGCCGACGAAGTGGATGAAGAAGTTGCTGGCCGACCCGATGACCGTCACGCACCGAGTGTCGACGTACGAGAACCTCGACAACCTCGCGGAGACCTACAAGCGCACCGTCATCGACCGATACGAGGGCACTCGCACCGGTAAGCAGGAGTTGCACGGCGAACTGCTCGAAGATGTCGAGGGTGCGCTCTGGAACTGGGAGATGTTCCAGTGGATACCGGAGGCACCGGACCTCCAGCGCATCGTGGTCGCGGTCGACCCCGCTGGCACCGCCAACAAGAAGTCCGACGAGACCGGCATCATCGTCGTGGGCATCGGCTTCGACAAGAACCTGTACGTACTGGACGATGGGACCGGCAAGATGAGCCCCGGCGTCTGGGGCTCGCGGTCGAACGGGCTCTACGAGGAGTTCAGTGCCGACGCCATCGTGCCCGAGAAGAACTACGGCGCGGACATGGTCCGATTCACCCTGGAGAACTCCGGATACAGCGGAGCCCGGATCATCCCGGTGAACTCGCGGCGCGGCAAGGCCATCCGAGCCGAACCCGTGGTCGCGCTGTACGAGAAGAAGCGGGTGTTCCACGTGGGCGAGCGTGGGGACCTGGCGAAGTTGGAGGAAGAACTCACCACCTGGGTTCCCGGCGAGGGTGACTCCCCCAACCGGCTCGACGCGCTGGTTCACGGCATCACCGAACTCGCCAAGCACGTCATGCCCGCCTCGATCAGCGACCCACGCAAGTTGCTGCGCGACCGGTACGGCGATGACCCGCCCCGCCACCTACGAGCCATCTAGTTCTGACTCAGAACCGAGGAGCAACCTTGTTCGGACACGACCACTTCACCATCGTCGCCGCAGTCATCGTCGGCATCCTGTCGGTCGGGCGTACCGCGCGCCTGATCGGCTTTGACGACTACCCACCGATGGTGTGGCTGCGTGACCGGTGGAACGAGCGGGTAGGTGAGGAAGGATGGGGCAAGTTGATCCACTGCCCCTTCTGTTCCGCTCCGTACCTCGCTGCTGGGATGATCGGGTGGGCCTGGGTGTCCGATCTTCACTGGACGTGGTGGCTCATCAACGGCTGGTGGGGTCTTTCCTACCTGTCGTCCATCCTTGTCGCATACGACCAGCCCGAGTGACTACCCCAGGGACCCGCCAGTGGGCGTTACGCTGAGACTCGGAGAGTAGGAGAGCCATGCCACGCACCCGCAGGACTCAGCAGGAGGTCGTGATCCCGACGACCTCACTTGTCGCCTCCGCCGTCCGATACTCCGGCAAATCAGCACGAATCTACCTACCGACGAAGGACTGGCAGGCTGAGTGCTATCGGCACTACGCCATCTGCGGTGAGGCACGCTTCGCTGCGAAGTTCTTCGGTCAGGCCCTCGCCCGAGCGACCCTGGAAATCTCGAACCGCACGCCTGACGGTCCTCGCGTAACCAACGAGGGTCCGGCTGTCGACTACCTCGCCGCCTTGTTCAACGGCAAGGACGGCCAGGCGCAGATGCTCGAAGCCCTGGGCACCCACCTCACCATCGCGGGCGAGTGCTACCTCGTCGGGCGCGAGGTCGAGGGTGAGGACGTGTGGGAGGTCGTCTCCGTTCTGGAGATGCACGTCGCTGGCGACAAGTGGACGATCCGGTACGGCGACCAGCGCGGGCAGGACGTACTGCTCAGCGACGACGACGTGGTCATCCGCATCTGGCTGCCGAACCCTGGCAGGCGCATCGAGGCCGACTCCCCGTTCCGCTCGCTGCTCCCCGTTCTCTCCGAGGTCGAGTGGCTGACCCGGCATATCTTCGCTCAGACGCAGAGCCGCCTGACCGGCGCGGGCATCCTGTTCCTCCCGCAAGGCATGTCGTTCCCGCCGCCTCCCGAGGTGAACGGCCAGCCGCAGCAGACGGCGAACGACGCCGACGCCTTCATGCTCACGCTCGCGGACAACATGATCGAGCCGATCAAGGACCCGTCCAGTCCTGCGGCCACCGTTCCCATCGTGGTCACCGCTCCCGACGACGCCATCGACAAGGCGAAGTTGATGCACTTCTGGAGCGAACTCGACGGCAAGGCGCTGGAGATGCGGGCCGCTGCCATCAGCCGGTTCGCGGACGGCATGGACCTGCCCCGCGAGCAGGTGCTCGGCATGTCCTCGAACTCCGGCACCGGGGGCGGCAACTCGAACGGCGTGTCCCACTGGGGCGCGTTGCAGATCGAGGAGTCCACCATCAAGTTCCACATCGAGCCGATGCTGGAACTGATCTGCAACGCCCTGACCATCGGCTACATCCGACCGCTGACCGAGGACCCGGTCGCGTTCGTCACCTACAACACGAACAAGTTGCGGCTCCGCCCCGACCGGTCCCGCGAGTCCCTGGAACTGTACGACCGTGGCCTGCTGAAGAAGGAGGTCCCGGTCAAGGAGAACGGCTTCCTGCCGGACGACATGCCGGACGAGGAGGAGTTCAAGATGTGGCTCCTCCGGAAGATCGCTTCCGGGTCGGCCACTCCCGAGCAGGTGCAGGCCGCGCTCACGCTGCTCGGCGTGGACCTGCCGGTCGTCGCTCCGCCGCTCGACCAGCAGGCACCGGAGCCCATCCGTGAGGCACCTCTGCCGCCCAGCCTGGAGGAACACCCGGACCGTCCCCGCACGCCGGAGGCTGCCAGTTCTGACTCAGAACTCCCGGCCATCCTCGCCGCCTCGGACGCGCTCGTGTGGCGGGCCCTGGAGCGGGCGGGCAACCGCATCCGGCAGAAGGCTGGGGTGAAGCCCCCGGGAGTCCCGGCGTACGAGATGCACACTCTGTACCAGTGCAACGGTGACGCCCAGGAGTTCTTGGACGATGCCTGGTCCTGCGCTCCGCAGGTGCTCGACGGGATCGCGGACGTGGAGACGACGGTGCAGACCCTCAACGCCTACTGTCGTTCCCTGATGGCTGAGCAGGCGGAGCACTCGCGCGACCGTCTCCGTCAGTGGCTGGAGGTCACCGGATGATTCTCACCCTGACGCTGGAGCGTGAGGAGTTCGCGGCCAAGCGCCGTGACGCGCAGACCCGGTACGAGGAGCGGCTGCGCCCCGCCATCCGTGAGGCGCTGGACCGAGGCTCGTGGGCACCGGTCCTCACCCTCATCCTCGACATCTACGACGACGCCTACTTCGAGGAGACCGGCGACCGGGACGCCTTCCCTCCCCCGTCTGGGTGGATGCAGGCGCTGGAGAACACGCTCGAAAAGACCAAGGGCGACCAGTCCGCGACCGTCGACCGGATCGCGCTGTGGCTGGCTGCCGCTGTCCTGAACGTCGCCAGCATCCAGGCAGCCCAGGCTGACCCGGAGACCCTCATGCTGGAGTGGGTCACGATGCACGACGACGACGTACGTACGGAGCACCGAGCGGTGGACGGCCAGGCCCGACCCCCCGGCGAGATGTTCAACGTCGGCGGGCACGACATGGAGTACCCGGGCGACTCGCGTGCGCCCATCCACCTGTGGATCAACTGCCGCTGCACCCTGCGGCCCCGGCTGGCCGAGGAGGCTCTCGTGGCATCTGTTGACGAGACGAAGAACAAGAGCACGGTCGTCGTCGGACTTCCCGCTCAGGACCATGGCATCCACAGCGTCGGTGAGGAGCAGAAGCACGTCACCCTCGCCTTCCTCGGGGAGACCGAGGCGGAGGGAGTCCACGAGGCGGTCCAGCGGATCGCGTCGGACACCCAGCCGTTCGAGGCCAGCGTGTCCGGCAACGGCTCGCTCGGGCCGGACCACGCCAAGGTTCTGTTCGTGGAGGCCCCGGAGATTCAGGGGCTCCGCAACCGGCTGATGGACGACCCGGCTGTGTCCGGTCCTGTCGAGGCAGCCGACACCCACCCGCACTTCGTCCCGCACATGACCGTCACCTACGGAGACGCTCCTGCGGAAATCACCGAGTTCGACAGCATCCCCATCGACCGGCTCGCGGTGTGGCACCGTGACGACCAGACCGAGTACCCGCTAGGAGGCGGAACCGTGGACGAGACTGACGAGAGCCTGGCTGCTGCTGGGGCCGACGAGGTGCGAGTCCCGTGGCACGGCGTGCTCGCGCCCGAGAACGTACGTTCCGGCGACGGACGGAAGTTCGCTGCTGGTGCGCTGCGCCACCGGGACCTGCCGCTGCCCCTGACCTGGCAGAAGATCAGCGACGACGGCCACAAGGGCAACGTCACCGTCGCCACCATCGAGC